AACCTTTCATAATCTTTTTGTTTTAAGTTAGTAATTGCTCTTTTAATTGAACTAAGGTAGAATTGAAACATCTTTCTTTCTCGTCTTCTTCCATTCCTCCAAAATCTTTTAATTGAACTAAGGTAGAATTGAAACAGGTGTAAAAGAAAGAGAGATATGAAATATATCGAAACTTTTAATTGAACTAAGGTAGAATTGAAACTCTCCTTATAACAACCAATTATAATCCAGATGATAACTTTTAATTGAACTAAGGTAGAATTGAAACAAAGACGAAAATAAGGGGGGTAAAACGAAATGCGATAAATTGAGTTATTCCACATAAACGGAATAGCTTTGATATACAAATAGTTATGATTGAATAGGAGAGGAGAGAGGGAAAAACGAAAAGTTTACTCTGCTTTACTTTGGCTTTACTTTAGACTTTACTCTGAATAGTTTGAACGCCTATCTGCTTTACACTGCAGCGCAAACTTAATATACGGTGGAGTAGGAGAGGAGAGGGGTGAGCACATTGGCCGCAGAACGCTTTTATTTAAGCGGATTGCGGCTTTTTTATGCTCTGTTGATAGGATTATCATTTCATATTAAAATAGCCTGAATTCGGCGTTCAAAATAGCGGAAATAGGAGAGGGGCAAATGGTATTCATTTGAGGGTGGAATATTGCGTTTTTTAGGGGTTGGTTGTGCATTTGGTTGTGCGTTTGGTTGTGCATTTTTGTAATAAAAAAAACGAAATGTTTTTAATGGTTGTGCATTTGGTTGTGCATTTCCCGTTAAAAATAGACGTGTTTAGATATAGAAATTGCCTATTTATTAGCTGTTTTATAGTTGTTTTGTGGTTTTCAGAGGGGGAAAATACCATAAAAAAATAATAGAAATCAGCATATATTGTTGTTTAATATGCTGATATACAATATAATGAATAACTGATTCTTATTTGATAAAAATCAAAAGTGCGTGTGCAGCTAATATTTGGGACACTTTTTCCCGAAAATTATACGACATCTGCACATATTGCATCGGGTGCAGCCGATTGTTGTGTACCCAATAACTTTACTTGTTCTTTTAATTTGCCGATTTCCTCTGCTTGTTCTGCGATTTTCTCTATAAAGTAGTGGGTGTTTTGGTCGGGAGGTGTGTATTGCGTCTGAGAGGTAGAATTATACAGCATCTCCCCTCTTTCCATTAATAACCACTCTGCTGATATATTCGCATTTGCGCATACTTTTTCGAGGACATCATAAGATGGCTTACCTTGCCTCGTACCTACAACATTCTCAATCACAGTAGCAGATACACCTATTGCGTTGGCAAAAGCTCGTTTGTTTCCGCCGTACAATTCTTTGATAATATGGTTCATTCGTTCATTTATAGTCATACCTCTCCTATTTTATTTGCGCAAAAGCGAATAAAATATTCGCAATTACTTGTTTTATTCGCAAATGCGAATTATATTTGCAGCACGATAACAATGTAAACGGCTGTAAAAGTACAAAAAGCGGTTGATATTGCAATGAATAACTAATAAAAACAGAATTATGCAAGCAATTAAGGTACAAATCTATTTTTCGGAATGGGAAAAAGTAAGTGATTTTATTTCTGAAATAAATATAGATGAAGAAATGGCGGCTTACGCTATTGATAACAGAACTATGGTGATAGCGACAGTTGGAGAGTGTTCTATGGCCTATGCAAAGGCACAGCTGAAAACTTGGTTTAGTGATCCTACTATTGAAACCATTAAATAAGAAAAACATGAAAAAGAGAATTGTAGTTGAGTACGGGAAAATATCCCAAATCTCAAAAGATTTTAAGGTGACGAGGCAGGCCGTTTATAAGGCATTGAATTATTTGAGTAATAGTTCTAAGGCTACATTAATCCGAAAGGTAGCCATTGAACGTGGAGGCGTTGAAATCGGTGATCAAAAGGAAACGGCATGAAAAGGATGTTTTTGCTCCTTTTGGGAGATGAGTTTAAAGAGTATTTCTCTTTGACTACAAAGCAAAAGTTTTATGTGTGGTATTTCTGCTTGAGTTTCTGTTTTTTGTGTATAACAGATGATAGTCCGATTTGGGCGATTATAGTGGTGGTTTTGAATTTTGCTAATGCCGCCCGTCTGATTAAAAAAGTACCAATTTCAACCGATGACAAAGATATTTAAAATAGGTGAATCCCGGACGGTCTTTTGAGGTGGTTCGATTCCGCCTCCGGGGACTAAGATTTTAAAATAATGGAGTATTTCAATAAAATAGTATGCGTAACAGTTCAGGAATTAACCAGCTCTGAAAATGGAGAACCGGTGATTTCATTATGGACGCTTTATTCTTTAATTCGGAGAGGTAAGGCTCAACGGGTTAATAGAGGCGGTGGTCTTGATAATTACGCTCTTATTGATTACTTGTCCTTACCTGAACGTTACCGGATCCGCTTTGAGCAAAAGTATGGGGATCCGGTGGAGTTAATCAAAGAGAAGTGTATGAAAAACAGGCTTAAAATAGATGAAGCAGCCCGGATATTCTTTGAGGATTACCGGTATGATAAGGCCGGGGAGTTAGTAAGTCTCACAGAACCCAAAAAAGCTGAATATACCATCAACGCCTCAGTACTGAACGAGTTGATATCGATCCTGAATGACCGGGAGGGCTATCGCAAGGCTTTGGGTGGAAGTACAAAGAAAGTATGGGAAACGATTATCGGAACGGCAGACCGCCTCCGTGATTCTTATGGCCACACACTGCCTGAAAACGCCGCCCGGCTGAAAGACAAGATAAACCAATACAAGAAAGAGGGTTACTCCTGCCTGATCAGCAAGAAAATGGGGAATGACAATACCCTGAAAATAACCGAGGAAGCCGGTAACATGATTATAGCGTTAAAGCGGAGTAGCATTCCCGTTTATACTGATGCTCAAATATTCGTGGAATTCAACCGGATTGCAGAAGAGAAAGGCTGGAAGCAGCTCCGGAGCATTCAGAGCCTCCGTGGGTTCCTGAACCGTCCTGACATCGAACCGTTGTGGTACGATGCCGTTCACGGGGAGCTGAAAGCCCACCAGCGTTACAGCCGCAAGAATAAAACCGAGCTTCCCTCGATGCGTGACTCCTTGTGGTATGGTGATGGTACGAAAATCAATTTGTACTATAAAGACTATGACAAGGACGGTAAGCTGGTGGTTCGTACCACTCAGGTTTACGAGGTCATCGATGCTTATTCGGAGGTATTTTTGGGATACCACATTTCAGACAGCGAGGACTACGAGGCGCAATATAATGCCTACCGCATGGCCATTCAGGTATCAGGTCATAAGCCTTACGAGCTGGTGCATGATAATCAGGGAGGCCACAAGAAACTGCAGAATAGCCATTTCTTTGATAAGATTGTCGGCCATGTTCATAGAACCACGGCTCCATACAGCGGGCAATCCAAAACGATAGAGAGCGTTTTCGGACGTTTTCAGGCTGAGGTTTTGCATAAGGATTGGAGGTTCACCGGTCAAAATATCACCACCAAAAAGGACACGAGCCGCCCGAATTTAGAGCGTATCGAGGCAAACAAGGATAAACTTTACACTTTGGCCGAACTGAAAGCAGCATACGCTGCCGCCCGGAAAGAATGGAACGAAAGCAAGCATTTTGCTACCGGGATGAACCGCATCGAGATGTACCGAAACAGCGTGAATCCTGATACCCCGACAGTGGGCGTTCTCGACATGATCGAGATGTTTTGGGTGATGACTGATAAACCCTCCACTTACACAGATAACGGTCTGAAAATAACCATTAAAAAACGTGAGTTTACATACGAGGTTTACGAGGTTCCGGGTGTTCCCGACCATGAATTCCTAAGAAAAAACAGAGGGCAAAAGTTCTACACCATGTACGATCCTTATGACCATACTTCGGTACGGCTATACAAGAAAGATAAAGCCGGAGAGCTGCGATTTGTACGGACTGCAGAGCCTTATATCGTTATCCACCGGAATATTCAGGAACAGACCGAGGGTGAAATGTCCTTTATCCGCCGGAATATAGAGGCGAACACGGAGGATCGCATCGAGCGTCAGGTTGATGCACGTATCATCGAGCAGGCGCACGGCGTGAGTATGGAACAACAGGGACTCAAACGTCCGAAATTGAAAGGTGCAAAGAGCGAAACGGAGCGTGAAATTGAACGCCGAGTCCGCCGGTACAGTCAGGATCCGGAACAGCTCTCCGCCGGTAAGGTGACAAAGCTAATAAGCAACATCACGTTTGACCAGCTGAATGGTGACATCCGCCTGAATGAAAAGAAAGTAGCAGGAAAATTATAATTCTAAATAAAATGAACAGTACAATGACACAGCAAGAGAAAGACAGTATCCGTGAAGCTCTCCGGGTATATGCAGCAAAGTATTCCAGCCAAAAAAAGGCTGCGGCAAGTTTGAACGGCGTATCTGCCGGGACATTGAGTGCCGTGGTTAACGGCAAGTATGAGAGTATCAGTGATGATATGTTCCGCAATATCATCTCTCAGATAACCCCTGCAGCTGCGGCCACCGGTTGGCAGCTCGTGGAAACGAACTCCTTTCAGGAGATATGGTATGCCCTGAGCGATGCGCAGGAATTTAAAAAAGTCCGCTGGATCGTGGGTGGTGCGGGATGTGGCAAAACAACGACAGCCACCATGTACGCACAAAAGAATCATGAGGTGTTCGTCATCCTTTGTGATGAGGATATGCGGAAAGGTGATTTTGTTCGGGAGATCGCCCGTAAACTCGGTTTTAAGACTTGCGGGATGCGTATCCGTGAAATATTGGACTTGGCCATCGAGAGCATCATACAGATGGAAAATCCGCTTTTGGTGTTCGATGAGGGTGACAAGTTGAACGATAACGTGTTCCACTACTTTATCAACCTGTATAATCGGTTGGAGGGTAAATGCGGGATTACTTTCTTATCCACCGATTACATCCAGCATCGTATTGACTGCGGTTTGAACCACAACCGGAAAGGCTATAACGAGATTTATTCCCGCATTGGGCGTAAGTTCTTTAAGCTGGAACCAACCTCCTGTAATGATGTATTTGCCATTTGCCAAGCCAACGGATTGATGGATAAAAAACTTATTGCAAACGTGATCGATGTGACGGAGAAATCGGAGTTTGATTTGCGATGCGTGAAAGATGCCATTCACCGGGAGAAAAAGGTGGCGGCAGCGAAATAGTATAAAAACCTGTTCAAACGCTGGTTGAACGGCGTTTGAACGTAATTCAAAAAGTATATGAAACAAATTGTTTTACCACTCGCAAGCCGGTTCCCGGCAGGCCATTTGAAAAGAGGCCAGCTCACCGGCTTTCCTGAGAAAGTGATTAAAGGAACCAAGATCCACACGTTTCGTGAGGATCCGGGCAAATGGGCGTACAACGTGGAGCTTATCAACTCCCATAATGCGGAGCTATCTATCCGCCGGTGGATTGGCCGTCCTTATCATACTCCGCAGCTGGAGGTGAAAAGGTTGAAAAAAATCGGTATCCAGCAGGTGCAAATGACATGGGACTCCGATGTCGAGCAGCCGACCGTTTTCATAGACGGAAAACGTATCCTAAACGTGGAGCAGCTGGCTGCTAATGACGGGATGACTCTCGATGATTTCGTGAGCTGGTTTTTTAAGACCTCCAACACATTCGAGGGAGTGATTATTCATTTTACAGATTTCAGATATTGATTTATGGCACGGGCATTATCGGTAACAGAAGCAGTAAGCATGAAGAAAGAAACGCTCAAGCTGACAGGCGCATGGGCGGACGCTTTCGGAGAGCCTGAACGGATTGGCGTTTGGTTTATTTGGGGCAATAGTGGTAACGGGAAAAGCAGCTTTGTCATGCAGCTTTGTAAAGAGCTGGCAAAGTTTGGGCGGGTGGCTTATGACAGCCTCGAAGAGGGTGCGAGCCTCACCATGCAGAACACGCTCCGCCGTTTCAACATGGCCGAGGTAAACCGCCGTTTCCAGCTGCTTGACTGTGAGCCGATGTCCGAGCTTGGTGAAAGAATGGATAAGCATAAAAGCCCCGATTTTTACGTCATTGACAGTTTCCAATACACCCAAATGAGCTATAAAGAATACATCAAATTTAAGGAGGCGCACCGGAACAAGCTGCTGATTTTTATCAGCCATGCAGATGGCCGGAACCCTGATGGTCGGAGCGCAAAGAAAGTGATGTATGATGCCGCCCTGAAAATTTACGTGGAGGGGTTCCGGGCTTTCTCGAAAGGCCGCTTTTTCGGCTCCGTGGGGCATTTTACAATTTGGGATGAGGGTGCGGTAAGATATTGGGGAGATAACGCTTAAAACGAACGGAAATGAGTAAAAATAATCAAGTTATAACGATTTCGCCTCCCATGTTTATCGGGGAGGGAAATCAGAAAGAAAGTATCTCCAGCAAAGGCCACCGGTGTAGCTATTGCCACGGTAACGGTTTCTTTTGGGGAGAGGAACAACGGGAACGGGTGAAAGTTGATTGCCCGGTCTGCAAAGGTAGCGGTAAACTCGATGCCGTGATAACTATCGAGTGGAAACCTGCAAAATAGAATGAACGATGGAAAAAGAAGTACCTGAAAATATATTGGCGAAAATTAGAAAGCTGCTCCGGTTAAAAGAATCTGCCATAAAAATCGGATCCGAGGGAGAAGCCCATGCAGCTGCGGAGGCTGTAAACCGGCTGCTGACATCCTATAATTTGTCATTGATGGATGTTACCCCGGAAGAACAAAAGAATATGATATCCGTGAGTGAATCGGAGAAAATAACCTATCAGGACACGTATGGGAATATTTGGAAAAGGGATTTGTTGCGGATTATATGCGAGTATAATTTTTGCCGGATTTTGTTGCATGGAGGTACGACTTACATGGTGGTAGTCGGTACACGGGAAAATGCGGAAGTTGTGCTCTCGCTTTATAATTACTTGAGGTCTGTATTCCGCCGGTTGTCGGTAGAACGTTGCACCGAGTATGTGGCTACCCGCAGAGGGTATTACCGGACAAAGAAGTTTAAACGGAATTATATCAAATCTTATTTGTTGGGATGTTGTACCGGTTTACGGAAACAGTTTGAGAGCATTCGGAAAACAGCGGAGGAAACAGGTCTGATGCTATGCCACAGTCATTTGATTGATGATTATTTTCAATCGATAGGCACAACCACCCATAAATCCAAGAACCGGAATAAAGTGAACGCCTCCGCCTATTGTTCCGGATATGATGACGGTTCAAAAATTAATTTAAACAAGCAAATCAATGGGAAATGATCTTTATCAAATAGGCTTACCGGTAGCCTCTTTAAGTACAGTTCTGATGGATTGGACTTGCTTTAACCGACCGGAGAAATTGCTGATCAGTCCGGCCAAGAAAGATGAATGGGCGGTGGTTGAACTCCGGAACCCGGAGCTGGCCGCAGCTATCATCAAGGATGTGCCGGAGGCAATGGTAAAAGTAGTACAACAACCTGTAAAAGTCGTGCAAATATGAAAGCGTTATCAGCATTAAGACAGGTATTCAGCCTGAAAAAGAACGAGGAACTCGGCAGAAAGTTCTCTCCCGAAGAATTAAAACGTATTGTCGATGCCATGAAAGAGTATGCGGCATCCAAGCTGCAGGAGCAGCGAGCCATTTGTCAGCGTGAATTTGAGTTGGCCTATGACTCCGGTGAAAGTAATTTGGGGACGAACCCGGCCATTACCGAATTGTACGTCCTGCAATCCCTAAAAGAGAGTGAAACCCCTGAACTTGATTGATTATGGCAAAGACAAACAGTTATTCACGTTTTTGGACGCTACTGGCGAAAATGCCCTGTTCTGACAGGGACGGTTTAAAGCTGCAGCTTGTATCCAGCTTTACGAATGGGCGGACGGACTCACTGAGAGAAATGACTTTGAGTGAATATAACTCGATGATACGGGAGATGGAGAAGCAGACCGGATCCAGCCGTCCGGTCAGTTACGAGGTTCTGAAAAAGAAACGCTCTGCCGTTCTCCACCAAATGCAGTTGATGGGTATTGATACGGCAAATTGGGCGGCGGTGGATAACTTTTGTTTGGGCGTTCGTATCGCAGGAAAGAAATTCAGGGAGTTGTCCGCTGATGATTTGGATGCGGTATTGCTCCGGATCCGCTCCATCCGGCAAAAGGATATGCAGAAAGCAAAGAAAGAACTCAATTAACTTATTTATAAACCATTTAAAATGTGATATTATGGCACAGATTGAAGAAAAGCAGACCGTTGAAATGACGGCGGAGGAAAAGGCTCAATTCGAGGCTTTCCGTAAAGAAAAGGCCAAAAAAGAGGCTCAGGAAAAGGCGAAAGCCGAACGTGAAACGTACCGCCAAATGGTGGATGATGAAGTGAACAGCGCAATCCCGGTACTCCTCTCCTTGAGTGAGGATATCAAGGAAACCAAAAAGACGGTGCTGGAGAACTTTAAAAGTATTCTTGACATGAAATGCGAGGTTCTGAAAGTCGTAAAGGATGATCAGCGCAGCCATACCTTTACCAATTCGGAGGGAACCAAGCGCATCACTCTCGGAGTGTACGTGACGGACGGCTACCGTGACACGGTGGAGGACGGTATCGTGATCGTGAAAGAATACATCGAGAGTCTCGCCGACAATGCTAAAACGAAATCACTCGTGAGCATGGTTTTGAAGCTGCTGGCACGTGATGCCAAAGGCACGTTAAAAGCCAGCCGTATTGTCCAGCTTCGCAAAATTGCAGAGGAAAGCAACAATGACCGTTTCATGGAGGGTGTCCGCATCATTGAGGAGGCATACCAGCCAGCGATCAGCAAACAGTTTGTGAGAGCGGAAATGAAGAACGGGGACGGTATGTGGGTGACCATTCCTCTGGGTATGACAGAAGCATAAGGAGGGACGGTCATGATATACAAAGTTCAATTCCAAATCCACCGCAGAGGTTACCGCAAGCTCCGGCTTGAGGGCTTATACGTGCCGGAAACCGGTGTTGAGATGTCGGTTCCTGAAATGAAACGTGACGTTACCGATTTCATCAAACGCCAGCTTTCCAGCCGTAACAAGGAATTTGAGAATTTTCAGGTGGAACTGACGGTTTTCAAAAAGCTCAAAACCGATTTCATGTATCACCCGAAATCAAGTGAAGAATTAACCATAATAAAGGAGGAGTCAGATGGAACAGACGAATAATGCGAAAGCCCGGTATATTCCCACCCGTGTAGCTGTATGCAAGCGTTGCGAGGGAAAAGGCGTTGTATTCGAGTACAGCGATGAGAACAGGACAAAGGTATCCGGATCCTGCCAATGTCCGACCTGCCTCGGATCCGGCAGAGTGAAAGTGACCAGCTCGGTGATAACCACTATAAAGCCGTTCGTTCCGGGTAAGGATGACAAAGAGGGTATGCTTGTAATGTAAAAGCCCTTTAATCAATAATAAAAGTCCGCTGAAATCCTAATTTTCAGCGGACTTTTTTCGTACTATGGTGCAAATAATGTACCTTTGTATTAAGTAATCAAATCAATATGCAGGAGCAGCTCGTAATACCGTTTTTTTGCCCGGAAATAGAGAAAGCCGGTAACCGCCGCAGAACACGCACGGTTGCCTCCTCCGATGCTGCCATCACCTCCCGCCGTGACCGCCTCGAAAAGCGGAACCGCATCATGACCGCCCGTTATTACTATTGGACTGAGATCAAACGCCGTCGCTTCGATGACGTGCTGAGAATCCTCTCCGATAACGAGTTCTTTGTCGAAGAGCGAACCATCAGCAACACGCTGGTGGAACAGGATGATTTTTACAATGAACTCCTGCATTCCAAAGCATCCACCCGCAAGCTCAAAGCGATGTTTCCCGGCTTTGATTGGAACTAATCCATAAACTCGGTTTCATAAATCACGTTATAGACTTTCAGACCGTCCGCTCTTTTTTCCGGCGCACCCCGGAGGCGGCGCATCGGGTTGAAAAGGTTCCCGCCGTTCCACCATTGCAAAGCCTCGTGTATCTTATCCAACGTGTCCATGCAGGAGAGAGCGTGTTCCCTGACAAGTTTAGGGGCTGCTGCATTTGTACTCCCTCCGGCTTGAAAGGCCACCCTGAGTTGTATTTGCGCCTTTATCTTTTGCCGTCCACCCATGTGGGTTTCGCAGGACGGGTAAGATATATCTATTAGGCAGCACGGGAAAGCCACAGCAGGCCGCTCTCCCGTGTTAAGTTGTCCCTCCTCGGCATCTATCCACCGGAGCCCGGGTACTTCTGTTTTCAGCCGGTCACAAACGGCAATAAAAATTTCTTTGTTCATAGCTATTCATTGTTAAGTGAGTCAATATATCCCTCTATCCGTGCGTGTATCTGCTCGTTCAATTCTTCGGAATCTCCCATGAATTCACGTTTCGGGATGTTAGTTTTCCGGGTGTGCGCCTTGACCGGTACATCTTTCCGTTTTGTTTTCCGGGTGTGTGCCGGTACGGGTACTATACCTTTGAATCCCTCGTTGTGTACCTGAGCGTAATCTACCTTTTCATTCCCTGCAGAGATAACCACCCGCTGGGGAGTTATCACCGCCGGTCTGATACTGTTCACCAGCGCACCGGAGTCAATCAGCAGGGAACCGGTTGTTTTCGGTACTTTTGCCGGAGTCCACGGGTTCCCGTCAAATGCTTTCTTCTTGAAAGCTGATTTATAGTATTCCGTGGCCGTTTCTGCCACGATTTCTGCCGCATCGGAGATTATCTCCTCCGGGAGCGATTGCAGATAATTATTTAATTCTTTGATATTCATATTGAAATAATTTTGTATATTTGCTTCCGTAAGCATATCGCTCCGGGGATGAATCGAATATGCCAACACCTGACGGATGACGGGGGCATCAAAAAGTCCGGGCTTTATACGGCGGAGCGGGATGTTAATCCGTATATAAAAGGAGGTTCTCAGAGCCTCCTTTTACTTTTTGATAAGCAGACCACGGCGATATCTCCATCGTGGATCTATCTTTCTGCTCTTGCGGCCTTTCACCTTGATGTTGGCGTTTTGTTCTATCTCGAACCATGTCGTGACCTGATAGAGCGTTCCGTTCTTGACCTCGCAAACCACGTTAATCACCTTATCCTCGTAAAACTTGATAAAGTTCAGGTTGTCGAACTTCTTTTGATAGTCGTTTATCCATACCTCGTCAGGGTTTTTAAGCACGTCCGGGATGCACTCCACGAGAGGAACACGAGCCTCCTCGTATTTCTTTGTGGTGTGGCGTTTGAACACCTCCTCCGTAAGTTGCACCTTTCGGCCTTTGTAGTCATCCATCACCTGATGCGAATCCCTCCACTGGTTCGGATCCCCGGCAAACACCGGTGCTTTTTCGGTCGCTGCCGCCGCTTTCTTTCCAAAGGACTCCAGCCCGTAATCATTATAATGCAGGTCACCCAGCAAGGAGGCGGCCTTGTCGGGAAACTTGCGGATATAATGCTGGTTCTTGGAAAATACCTCAGCCGTTTCTCCCCGGTTTGAGTCCCAGCCCTGAGCCTCGTTCATTTTCCATTCACTCGTACCGAGGTATTCGTCGACAATGGCACGCATGGCGTTGATGTCTATACCCTCTACCTCGTGTTTCATGAGCGGAACCACCCGGCAACGGCATTTCCAGCCATTAGGCGGGAATATCTTTTTCCACCGTGGATCATTGGCCGGTAATATCACCCCGTCCAGCTTCCGGTGTTCCTCCCTTACCTTTTCATCCCCGGCAGTGACATATTTCCAATAAGGGAACATTTTCGTTTTTCCCATGAGCCGGTGGTAATTGCTGGCGGACTCCGCCGTTAGTACCGCCGTTTCGTATTCCGTCTTTTGCCACGTTTTATTGAACGTGCCACATATCTGCTCCGCTTTTTTGGAGAACTCCTGAAAATTACCGCTCTCCCTGAACGCCTTGTTCAGCTCCTGAATTTCCGCCAGCGTCTTACCGGCGGAGAAATGAAACAGGTTCATCTCCAAAGCGGTGATGAAAGCGTCATCCTGCAGGCCGTATGCGAATCTTACATCCGCATGGTTCATTGAACGTTTGAACGCACTTTGAACACCGTTCAAAAAGTCGGTAGCAATAAAGGAGAACAACTCCGCATCGAACTTCCCGGTTTCGCCGTTTGCAATCCTTGCGGCCAGCTTTTCCGACATCGGAGCGTTATCATTCAGCCTGATGGGGGCTTTTCCAATGGATGCCCCGACCTGCGGGGCTTGCACGAAAAAATCCCATAAGCGCATAAAGAAATTACGGTCTGCATTACTGATTGTATCCTCCTCCGAATCCTCTCCTATATCGAACTGAGCGGCCTGAGAGGAGGCACGTTTTGCGACCGGCTCCCCATCTTTAGGCACGGGAATCGAATATTTTTCATGCAGGTAGCTCTGCGGGATATCCATGATGTCGGAGAGCTGCACCACCTCGGCAACGGAGAGCTGCTCCGCCGCTTTTGGGAAAATGAACTTTCCGCCAGCAACGGGATACCCTCTCGCCTCCAGCATGGGGAGTACCTTTTGGTTGAGGACACGCTGCACGTACCGGAGGTCAGATTTATTCTTTCCCTCCTCTACCTCCTTGTGAACCTCACCCAATGAACGTGCGCCTTTCTCTCCCTGTACGGTGGTCATGGTTTGTCCGAGGATAGTGATCAGCATCTCCTCGTTGTTGGCCTGCCGGAATTCGTTGTACGAGGATCCTGAACCCGTTCCGCCCTCTTTGGTTTCCACATCCGCCTCTTTTGGGATGACCACATACGGTGCGGATCCGGCTTTATCGAAAGCCTCCTCCAGCAGCTTGCGGCTCTCCGGATCATACGTGTTGTATTTACCGATGCGCTGGGGCATCCCGAAAAGCTCGATCCATTGTGACCAATCCCCAAAGCCTCCACGTTTGTAGATGGCATAGGGAGCCGCCTTGAGTAACAAACCGAAATCCCGGTCTTTGCCGAGAATGAGCAGCTGTGAATCTCCCTCGTATGGTATGCCTATTTCGTCCGTGTCCTGCCGGAGGATTGTGCGGTTTTTCAGGTTGATATGCTTTGCCGGAATCGGTTCCACGTTGAAACCGTCATTAAAGGTCATTTCAATGCCTGAACGCCCGTATATTTTCTTTTTCAGGATTTCAGTCAGCAGATCCTCCCATGCGGTGGTGTCCATCAGGTCTGCGATCTCCTCCACTTCCTCCCCAGCCGCATTTTGGAAAGTAAGCTCCGAGTTCGTGACCGCATCGATGCGCTTTTGAACGGCATCGCTCAAAACGCCGTCAATCATGATATCATCGAGCAGGTCATACAGCTGCTTTGTTCGTCCATTGTCTGCAGAGGAGAGAGCCGTCCGCCAATTCCCCACGTCATACACTTTCCGCTGGGGAGCCTTGACTACGATCTGATGGATGACCAGCTGCTCCTTTGATTTTGCCCCGGCATTTGTCGTGGCCGTCTTTTTTTTCTTGTTCGCCATAGTCATATATTAAAAATGTTGATTACGCTTGGGATTGCTCCCGTAGATATATTCACCTGCAGTATCCGGTTTCCCGTCACCGTCCTCGTCTATAATGGGGAGGTTAGGCTTAATGTCTGATTTCTGCACTTGCCGGAGCCATGCCACGGCACGCTCGTACCTATCCTGCCGGAGCTGCAGGTCAGTACCGGCATTGCATAGGTTCACGAAATGCCACACGGCTATGTCCTTTACAAAAATGAGTAGGAGGGCGTTTCTTTGGCTCCCTGTGGCCTCGAAAATCTTTTTGCGGTCATACGCACCAAGATATCCGTATGCTTCCTGCAGGGCAGCGTCTATGGCTGCCGTGAGGATTGTTTCATCCTCCCTGCTGATAGCCTCTATATTCTCTTTATAGAGGTGCGTTTCCAATTCTTTGGGTGTGATAAATGCCATGATTAAAATCTCTTTTTATTGGTTACACGTGCGCCCACGGTGTAGGATCCAGCCGAGAGCGTGCTTATCTTTTGGTTGATGATCCACACGCCACCCTCGATGCAGTCCACGCCGTCAGCGGGTGATTTCATAGCTCGGTTGATGAGCAGGAACTGCTCCTCCAGCCTTTTCATGTGCGGATTATCCTTTTCGTCAATGTTGAGGATGAGTTGTCCTCGCCGGTTGATCGGCTCAAGGTTTCCCTCGATACGGTCAAACTTTTCCGGTTTCTTCCGGGTATCCGGTATGATCCCGATAAATCCGAGTTGTTTTCCTTTCTCGCTAAATAGCGGAACGAACACCTGTTCATAGAAAGGATCCTGCAGCTTGTTATTTTCGATGTAATTATATACCTGCGTTTTTTGCCCCACGTAATCCCGAAGATAATAATACCAGTTCACGTACTCCTCGTTTACCACATGGTCAAGATAACCGGTGTAAACGTAGAATTTACCGTCATAATACCCGATAAGGAAACAGGCTTTGAAAGAGGTGGCCTTGTTCTTTGAGTTGGACGGAGCCGGATCCCCGTAAACAACGGCAAACTGCAGCTTTGAGAGTGGCGGGCATTTGCCCCATACCATTTCTTTGAACGTGTCACCCTCGGAGAGCGGGTTGTTCATGTATTCTTGCTGGAACGCCTTTGTGCTGATTTTGGACTGAATGCGGTTAATGCGTTCCTCCGTGTTCTTTTCCGGCCAGCTGGATTTGCCATCCTTGTCCCGGATGTTCACGATATCCCAATGGTCAGCTTTATCACCGGCACGTTTCACGCAGCAGTCAAGAGCGATCAGGTTTCCGCAGAATATCACCAGCAAATCCTCGCTGATGGATCGGGTTGGAAACAGAGCCTCCTCGAACCATTCCCATTTCTTTTTCAGGATGTCCGGGTTCCTGCAGTCTGCATCCGTATCGAAGTCATCCACGAGAGCCGTGTCCGGACGTACAGCGTCCTTTCTCGTACCACGGGGTGACTCCAGCGCACCGATAGCCCGGAACGTTGCCCCGGTAGTGAGCGTGAATTCGTCCGCCGTCCAGCTCCCGAACTCCCTCAAATCACCATAATATGCCTTTAGCATGGAATTGCTCTCAAAGGCTTTTTTATAAGGTTCCAAAAGCCGGACGGCGTTCTCGTGACTGTTTGAGATGAGTAGCACGTTCTTTTTCTTTCCGGTCAGCACGAGGTACATCATGCACATGAACACGATGGTGGATTTTGCCAGCTCACGTGACCACGATAGAACCTCGTACCATTCCATATTCGTGGTGATGCGTTTGATGGCCTTTTTATGGAATTTGGTAAAGGGGTACTTTGCGAATTCCGAGAAAAAGAACAGGATCCACTCGATGACGTTCGCCTCCAGCTTTTCCAGCTTCTTTTTTCGTTCCACCGGCGAGAGGTTGTCGGCGGCTTTGTCCCTTTTGAGTGAACGGTGGTATTCAGTCCACTCCTTGTATGCTTGAATATCATCTATTTTACCCATTTCATTTTCTCCTTTATATACGCATCGAAATAATCACTCAGCTCCTTTGCCCTTTCGAGATCCTGCTGTCGGAGCCAATCGAGCAGCCCACGGGAAACATTGTATATGTCCCTGATGGAGGCATCCTGTTCCAACGCCTCAAGGTCAGCCGTCAGTTTGCGCCGTATATCGGCCTCCGCCGCTGAGGGATACCGTTTTCCCTCCTCTTTGCCTGCGATGGAGCGGTCGAGTTCGTCCAGCTGCGTGAGCGTGGAGCTGATCCGTTCCTCCCGTGTCTGCAGGAGGTTGAGCTTTAAGCCCTCCCATTCCTTAACCCATTTGTTCACCGTGACACGGGAAACACCCACCCGGTCGGCAATTTCCTGCTGGGTGATGTTCTCTTTTAGATACATCAATTTCGCCCATTCTTTCCGTTGATTTGCTTTCAATTCTTCCGCCATAGCTATATCATTTTATAGCCCAAAGGTAAAGCCTTGCGGTGAGTGAAAATAATTGGTTTGTAATGGTTTACGTTTAAACTGAAATGGCTGCAGTTTAAGTTGAAACGGTTACAGGCCGATTTGTACAGCCCGTTTTTTACCCTGAATTTTGTCACAAAATCAAACGAGCGAAATGGGCAAATTAACCTTTGTATTACATGATGAGTCGGTGAACACCTACGGGTTTAGGATGCTCACCAGCGGAGCCAATTTGGAGGAGTTTAAAAAGAATCCCGTGATGCTTCTGAATCACGATGATTACTCCCTGCCGATTGGCCGGTGGGAAAATATACGTGTTGAGGGAGGTAAGATTTTAGCCGATGCCGTGTTCGATGAGGGAGATGCCCGTGCCGCAGAGGTAAAGCGTAAAGTTGAGAATGACTTTATCCGTATGGCCTCTATCGGTGCGTGGCCTCCGGAGGAGAAAAGCGATGCCTATGACCTGATGCTCCCCGGACAAATGCTCCCTACCGTTACGAGATGGACGGTTCGTGAGGGCAGTGTCGTTACAATCGGAGCCAATCACAATGCGCTGGTATTCTATGACAGAGAGAGCAAACAGATTATCGACCTGAATGATAAGGGTAATCTTATCCGGTTGATAGATCACAGTAATAACCCCAAAAAACAATTAAAAATGAGCGTACTTACAGGAGTATTG